GATGATACTATTGTTGCATTAAAAGTTTTTCGTAATAGTTTATTTATATTTTGTGAAAATAGAATATTTAAATTAACAGGTTCTTCTAGTTCTGATTTTGTTGTAGAACCTGTAACTAGAAGTATAGGATGCGTTAATAGTTTTACTGTTCAGGAATTTGCAGGTGATTTAATATTTCTTGGGCCAGACGGTTTACGTACTGTTGCAGGTACAGCTAGAATTGGTGACGTTGAACTTGGTACTATTAGCACTAATGTACAATCTATATTTGATGCAAACATTATTGACTCAGAATTATTTGACAGTATAGTTATACCTGATAAAACACAATACAGAATATTCTTTTGTAAAGATGGTACAAGTCAGGGATCTACACAGGGTATTATATGTGTAAAAAAAGGAAACGGATTTGAGTTTTCTAAAATAAGAGGAATAAAACCTGCATCAACAGATACATTTATTAAAGCAGGTAACGTTAAAGTTTTACATGGTAGTTTTGATGGCTACGTATATACACAAGAAAAAGGTAATACCTTTGATGGCACAGCTATATTTGGTAAGTACCGTAGTCCTGACTTAACGTTTGATGACACAGGCATCAGAAAACATATGCAACGAGTAATCGTTAACTACAAACCTGAAGCAGGTATTGACGCAGACTTATTTGTAAAGTATGATTACGAAGAGAGTGAAGCATCAAGACCTGCTGCATATCCATTAGACTCTACTGATGTTGTTGCTATTTATGGAACATCTAAATATGGCGAACCAACTTACGGTGGTGTATCTCAACCTTTAGTACGACAGGCAGTAGAAGGTTCAGGGTTTGCTGTAGCATTACGAGTAAACGATGGTGGTGAAACGTCACCCTATTCGTTAAAAGGATTTCAGTTAGAATATCAAACAGGAGCAAGAAGATAAATGGGCCAAACATACACTAGACAGTCATCGTATACAGATGGTGATGTTATTACAGCAGCACACACTAACGATGAATTTAACCAGTTACTAGCTGCTTTTGCTAGTAGCACAGGACATACACATGACGGTACAACTGCAGAAGGTGGGCCAATAACTAAGTTATTAGGCACATCTATTACTATTGGTGACGGCACTTCAGGTACAGATATAACTGTAACCTTCGATGGTGAAACAAATGATGGCACACTTAAATGGATGGAAGACGAAGATTACTTTGAGTTTTCTGACGATATACTTATAGCCTCCACAGAAAAGCTCCAATTCCGTGATACAGCTATATACATTAACTCTTCAGCAGATGGTCAACTTGATCTTGTAGCAGATACAGAAATACAAATAGCAGCTACTACTGTAGACATAAATGGTGCAGTAGATATATCAGGTAACGCAACTGTAGGTGGCGTTGTATCTTTAGCAGATGGTTCAGCAGGATCTCCGTCATTAACAAATACTGGTGATACAAACGCAGGACTATTCTTTAGTGCTGCAGATACTCTTGCTTTTTCTGCAGGTGGTACATCCCAGTTTACAATGGCAGATGGTGTTATTGCTCCTGTTACTGACAGTGATGTAGACTTAGGTACATCTAGCTTGTACTTCAAAGACGCTTATATAGATTCTATAACAACTACAGGAGATGTAGTTATAGGTGGTGTCACTACTTTTGCAGATGGCTCTGCAGGCGCACCATCTATTAGTAATACAGGTGATGCTAACAATGGTTTATTTTTTAGTGCTGCAGATGCCCTTACATATACTTCAGGCGGTACAGCCCAAGTAACTTTTGCAGATGGTGTAGTTAAACCTGTAACAGATAGTGATGTAGATTTAGGTACATCTAGTTTGTACTTTAAAGATGCTTACATAGATAGCATTACAACTACAGGTAATATAACTTCAGGTGGTACAGTAGCCAGTGCAGCATTAG